CGTAATTCAGCAGATGATGGCTGGATTGATTTAAGAACACTTACTGGTGGTTTAACATCTGCTGCTGATGCAACGATAAATAGTATAAATATAGGTAAAGGTGCAAACTCTGTAGCTGGTAACACTGTTCTTGGAGAAAGTGCTTTAGATGCTTCTGTATCTGGTGGACAAAATACTGCTATTGGTGCAAATACTTTGACAGAATTAACTTCTGGTGCAAATAACACCGCAGTTGGTAGAAATTCTTTAGATGTAAATACTACTGGTTCAAATCAAACTGGTATTGGTAGTGGTTCTTTATCATCAAATACTACAGCAAACAACAACACAGCAGTTGGTTATGTATCCCTAAATGCTAATACAACTGGACATAGTAATGTTGCCGTAGGAAGTGAATCTTCTGAAGCAAATACCACAGGTAATAACAATACTGCTGTTGGGCATAAATCTTTAGAAGCAAACACAACTGGTGGAAGTAACGTTGCTGTGGGTACAAATTCCTTAGATGCAAACACTACTGCAAATGCTAATACCGCCATTGGTTTTAATTCTTTGACAGCAAACACAACTGCTGCTGCAAACTCTGCATTAGGATCAAACACACTAGCTGCTAATACAACAGGTGCTAGTAATGTAGCAGTAGGTACTGATGCACTTACAAACAATACTACAGCTAGTAACAATACGGCTGTTGGAAGAGATGCTTTATATGCAAACACAACTGGTGCTTCAAATGTTGCTGTGGGTGCGTATGCTTTAGATGCTTGTACAACTTCTCCAAGTAATACCTGCATAGGAACTAATGCTGGTGGTGCAATAACTACAGGAAATGGAGAAAATGTTTGTGTAGGAAATAATGCTGGTCTTGGTATGACTACAGGACAGCAAAATATAATAATTGGAGATAATGCTTGTGCTACTGGAACATTAACTGGAAATTTAAATACTGTAATAGGAGATAATGCTGCAATTAATTTATCAACTGGTGAAGCTAATACATTTATCGGTGGTGCTGCTGGGGCAGCAAATACAACAGCAGATAATAATACTGCGGTAGGTAAAGATGCTCTGCTATCAAACACAACTGGCACACCTAATACTGCCGGTGGCTCTTATTCTTTGCGAAATAACACAACAGGTGCTTCAAATACAGCATTTGGTAGCAGTGCCTTACAAAATAATACAACTGCTGACAACAACACTGGCATAGGAAGAAGTGCATTAATTACCAACACAACTGGAGCTGCAAACGTTGCGGTAGGTTCTTTTTCATTAGATGCCAATACTACAGCAGATAATAATACTGCTATAGGTTATCAAGCACTCGGAGCAAACACAACTGGATCAGAACTCGTAGCTATAGGTGTTAACGCATTGCTTGCAAATACAACTGGACAGTACAATACTGCCGTAGGTGTTTTAGCTTTAGACGCTAATACAACAGCAGTTTCTAATGTAGCTGTCGGATATAACTCATTATCTACAAACACCACTGGAGAAAAAAATGTGTCAACTGGTACGGCTGCTTTGTTTGCTAATACAACAGGATCAAATAATGTAGGAGTTGGACAGGAAGCTTTAGGAGCAAACACAACCGCTAGTAATAATACAGGTATTGGTTATCATGCTTTGACAACAAATATTGATGGAGATAAACATGTTGCGGTAGGAGCTTATGCTCTTGATGCTAATACAACTGGAAATTCAAATGTAGCAGTTGGATATACTGCCTTATCATCAAACACAACTGGAACTAATAACATAGGTGTAGGTAGAGATGCTTTACTTTTGAACACAACTGGTGATAAAAATACAGCGGTTGGTAAAGGTGCTTTAGACGCAAACACTACAGCTGATAACAATACTGCCATGGGTGAAGATGCTTTAGGTAATAACACAACTGGAGCAAGTAATACAGCACTAGGCTTAGAAGCTGGTAAAAGTGTTACAACTGGCGATAACAATTTATTATTAGGTAATGGTGCTGGAAATACTGGTTCGCCATCTGGATTAGTAACAACACATGATAATTTTATTGTTTTTGGAAACGATAGTATTGTAGAGGCTCATATTAAAGTAGCACTTACAGTATCTTCTGATGAAAGAGATAAAACAGATATTACTGATTTTACAAAAGGTTTAGATATTATTAATTCTTTAAGACCTGTTACATATAAATGGGATATGAGATCAGATTATAGTGATGATTTGAGTGTTACTCCTGATGGAACTAAAAAGAAGAGTAGATTAAATATCGGATTAATTGCACAAGAACTAGAAACAGTTGAAAAAGCAAATGGCTACGCTAACTCAAAAGATGATCGCTTATTTATAAATAAATCAGATGATGGGAAAAACTATGGAGTAACTTATGAAAGACTTATACCTGTACTTGTAAATGCTATAAAAGAGTTATCTGCAAAAGTCACAGCCCTCGAAGCAGGGTAAACTAAAAGTAACCTAATTTTTAATTATGGAAGAAAAAACCGCAACAGAAATTGCAGCAATCTTTAAAGCTGCTGGCGATAGCGTAACTTTAATAGGTACTGCTCAAGCATCAAATGAAACTGATGATGATTTTAAAGCTAAGATCAAACGTAATGTTGAGCATCTTGAAATTATCAAGGCATATAAAAAACTAGATGATACAACCTCTATCTGGACATCAGAAGATTTTACAGACATAGATGCTGCTATTACTGCTGGTAAAAAACTCTACTAAATTATGAATCTTAAAGAAAAACTACAGCAACTTGCTCTTGAAAGACAAAACTTACAAATTGCTTTATATGAAGTTAGTGGTGCGATGAAGATTTTGGAACAGCAGATTCTTGAAGCTGAACCCGAATTAAACCAGCCATCAGATACAGAGGCATCAACCCCACAAGAAGCAACAGCACCATCAGAGTAAGTGGTGCTACCATTTTATTAAGAACTTCTTTAATCATGTTTCAAAAAATCGCAAACATTTTGAGTATTGTCTCATTTGTAATGGTAGCCTCGATGAGTGGTGGAGCGTACTTTACATACAAATATGTAACATCTGAAAATTTCAAGTCTCAAGTTATGAATGAGGTTCTTGATAATGTATTCGGCATGATGCCAAAAGTATTAGATCAAAATCTGCCAGATGTTACAGGACCATCAATGCCTTTACCTAAAAAGTGAATGAAATACCTCTCATAAATATACATAAAATACAAATAAATAAAATTCCAATATGGAAAACTAATGTACCAATATTTAATAATATAAGTAAACCTATTGTTGATATTCCAGCTTGTGTAAGAGTACATAGAAATAATCTTACAAGTCTTATTGATAGTGATAAAGATGAATATGGCACATATACAGAATGTGGTAATTTCAGTATTCCTAGTTTTGAACCTCTGCAATATAACCCCAACGAATTTGTCTATACACAATCAGAAACCCCTACAAATCAAGAGCAAGAAGTTGTCCAACCTACAGTAGAACCTCCAAAATACGAACCAAAGAAAAATAATGACAATAATGTACTTTTTGTTGAATGTCCCGGACCGAATGACCAAAGAGTAGGCCAATATGCTTCAGAGTTTAAATTGGAGCGTGTTATTGGGCATAAAAGAAGCGAAGATGGTAGCAAATGTATAACTCTCTATGAAGACGTTAAGTTCATTGAGCAATACATACCGAATGCTCCACAGCTTATTAGCACTGCTGTTATTGCTACTGTTGCTGCCTCTACTCCATTACTGCTTAATATCGTAAAACCTTTAGTAAAAAATCTAATAAAAAAACTTACAAAGAAGAAAGATAAGGTAGAATAATTATCCGTAGATAAGTTTAATACCCGTGACTTATCTACTGGGTTAATTTGTGAGTATGTGGGATAACTTGATTTGGTGGTGGTGAAACTATAACTCCTTCGCATAATTTGGCAAAGTTACTTTTGGGGTCAAAATATATTCCAGCTAACATTAATTCTCCACAATTTTTTAATCTAGCAATTTCATAATTAAGCATCTTGGCGTTTAATTCTTGTTTTTGTAAATTTATTTGTGTATTTGCTGCATCCAAACAAGAATCTTGAAATCTATTATCTAACGGAATATTAAATGTAAGTGCAAAACCAAAGTTAAGTCCTAAAGAATCTTTATTTCCACTATAATTTTCTTGATAGAAAAGTACATTGCCGGGATTATCAGGCACACCATTGTCATCTGCGTCTGTTGTATCATATACAGGGGTATGGTAAATGTAATCTTGTGGTCTTTTTTGATTAAATGATGTAGTTACAAAAGGGCTAACTGTCATTTGTGGTCCAGAACATTTTATATTGTTGCCATACCAATTTTCTACCATTGGTCCACCTAATACTTGCGTTGCAAAATTAGAAACAGAACCACTTGCTGAAGCAGAGGGAGCCGCAGTATTTGAGGTATTAGCAAATACTGGACTCCCAAATAATAATGATACTATTGCGAGAATATTGTAGTGGTATCTGTTACGCTTGTGCTTTGTATTGTACGAGTTATATCTGTTACTGATTGCATTCCGGGTGCTTGATAAACTTCTGTAAATTGAAAAGCATCTCCTTGGTTTGTTTGTGTCCAGTTTGGTCTTTGATTTAGGTCTAATCCCTGCCATGTATGAGTTGTACCGTTTATTGTTTCACTAACTGAGGTAGCTGGTGGAGACATAGAAGATCCGTCATGCTGTATGCCTGATCCTGTAACTGAATAGAGGAACCCAGAATTGTATTCTGTTGTTCGTATAGTCTCTGTAATATTTGTGGTAGTTTCTGTTCGGCTGGTGCTTGATCCCTGAGTAAAGTTTGGAATAACTGGAACAGCGTAACAAGGAGCAGATATAACAAAGCCAAGAAGAAATAACCTCCTCATTCGATTGTAAGATCAACTACAAACTGACCTGTCATCACGATACCAGTTCCTGTGCCGGGTGTCAGGGTAATTGTGTGGTTGTCTATTGCTACTGTTGCTGTGCCCACGCTTCCAGCACTTGTGCTTGTAATGTCGGAAAAATTTGGCACAGTGCCTACTGTAACTGCACTACCAGATGTGGCATCTCCTTCTACATAAGATTGAGCAAAACTAAAGGCTTCACCTGAAGTGGCTTGCGTAGCAGACGGAAATGAAATACTTGGTACTCCATTAGTTGTAGAGCCAAAACCACCTAGTGTAGATGCTGAATTAGAGTCCACGGTTGTAACATTATTTCCGCTTATGCTGTAGCTTGACCCGATCTTGTCAGCAGTACTTGCAGCAGATAAAGATTCAAATTTCACACTTGAAGATATTGAATGGTTCATATCT